AACAAGTCATTATTAATTGTTGCAACTTGTTGCATTAAACTTGGGTGGCCATTACCATCCCGTACAATCTTACTAATATTGGCAAGATCTTCTTTTACGTTAACTATATCCCTGTTAATATAGTCTATAGCGGTATTACGGTCTGATGTTTTTCTTAAAGCCATTTCCCTATACTTAGAATACAAAGTATGGAGACTTGTGCTTAAATCTACCTGCAGGCACTATACTATTGTAATCTTGTAATGTGTATACAATTCCCTCTTTTAAGGATTCACTACCTTCAAACTCGGTAGACGAAAAACACCCTGTAACTGGATTAGCAAATAATGTACTCGCACTTCTGGCTAAGTAAGTTTTCTTGTGTTTGTTATTAAAAGCCCATATAGCATATGTACCTTTAAGAGATTCCATAGCTTCTGATACTTTTATCTTTATTTCTAACATACGCGGTATAATACAACTGTCAGTTCTACCGGTAAAATCTTCGTCAGGAAAATACTCTCTACACAAACTCTCAAAATTACTAATAATACCGTTATGAGCCACAATCCAATCGCCATATGTGAACGGGTGATTGTTAATTGCTTCAAATGATTTTGTTTCAACAGTAGGGCCACGAGAATGATATAAAAAGTAGCGACCATGAGTGTCTATACCCGGCGGGTTAAAATAGTCTATAGGTTCGTTAAAAATACCTTCAGTTTTATGTATGTGGTATTGATCATTAGAGTCTAATGTTAATGCGCCTGAACTATAATAACCTCTTGTAAGATTATCTTTGTACAGGTTAAAAGCTTTATCTTTATATTTTGAACCAGCTATACCGCACATGTTATGTTAAATAAGTTAAAGGTTTGCAATCGTATTGTTCCCAAGGAATATTACGTGAATATTTAATAGGGTCAATAGCTTTGTTGTCAATAAAACCTTTGATACGTGCAGCACACGATACACATTCACCGCAAGCAGGATCAGTACCTTCGTAACAGGTATGTGTTTGTCTAAAGTCTACTTTTAAGTCAATACCAGTCTTAATTACTTCTTCTTTAGAATAACGCATAAACGGCGCATTAACCTTAATAGTATTCTTGCGATTAAGACCGTAAATGTCATTAACTTTATTTAAAAACATTGAAGTACAATCCCAATAGCCACTAAAGTCATCGGTTTCTACAGCACCATAAAACAGGTCTTGTGCACCAATAGATTCAGCCCAACCTGCTGCACTCGTTAATAATAATAGGTTTCTAAAAGGAACATAACTTAAAGGTTGAGCGTTACCAATATCATCTTTAGCTTTTGGTATCTTTAAGTCTTTATTAGTTAATGCAGACATAGTAGAGATATCTCTAAAGAAATCCATATCAATGACTTTATGCTCTTTAACATTGCATGCTTTAGCTTGAAACCTTGCACAATCGATTTCTCGAGCAATCCGTTGACCATAATTAAACGTAACGGCGTATACTTCATCATGCTTAAGTGTTTTAGTTACATAGTGTAGTAACACAGTGCTATCCATACCGCCTGATAATATAACTAATGCTTTATTCATATGTGTATTTTAAGTTATAAATGAGAAAATTCAATGTGATTTGATAAATAATATGTATATATGTCTACGTTTGCAAATAAATTTTTGAAAGCTCTTAGTGAAGAAACAGAAGGTAATGCTTTTACCGGTGCTTTACACAATACTAAAAAGGGTGAAAAAGCTAAAGTGGGTGGTAAAGAAGTAACTAACACCACCGGTACAATACCTGAAGATAAAGAAGGTAATGCTTTTACTGGTGCATTACATAGCACTAAAAAAGGTGAAAAGGCTAAAGTAGACGGTAAAGAAATTACCAATACTACTGGTACAATTCCAGAAGATAAAAAATGGATCCAGCATGCTCATGCTAAAAAAGGCGGTCTACATAAAGCATTACATGTAAAACAAGGTGAAAAGATTCCAGCAGCTAAGTTAAACAAAGCTTTACATAGCAAAAATTCTCATGTAAAGCACATGGCACAATTTGCAAAGAACATAAAAGGATTAAAAGAAAATGTAATGGAAGCCCCTGCAGCTGATGCACCAGCACAAAACGATGACACAGCAGCTTGGGAAAAGTCATTAGACAAAGGTACAAATCCAAAAGATTTTGAAACACCAGATAATCCACAACATACTATTGACACAACTGGTATTCAAGCAGCTCATGAATGGATTCAAAAGCTTGAAGAGATGGCACACTTTATTAACGGTACAGGGCCAGAAAGCTTAAACACTCAAATCAATCAATTAGAAATTAAGAATTCAGTTCCTTTCCGTGGTATTGTACGTCGTGAAGAAAAGCGTATTACTAAATTAGCTGAAAATCTACGCGGTTTAGCAGAAGTGTTTAAGTCAGTAGTTATTACTTCTGAAAAGAAGATTAAAGACGTTTACTCGCCTCGTTAATCTCATTTAGCACTTTAAACGTCTCTGGGAATTCTTCCTCGAGACGTTTTTTTATGTCTAAAGCTATCAGTCTATGCTCTTTTTGAGTTTCTTTTGCACAGCGTAAATCAAGATAATGTACCCAGCTACGTAATGTACCTGTCATATAGATAGTGGTCTGAGTGTTAAGAGGTAGTATCATACGAGCTACCTCTTTAGCTACACCTTCTTTTACTAACTGTTCATATGTATTTTTGATATGTAGCTGTAACTGCTCTATGTTAAACTGTAAATGTTCAGATAATGTAACAGGTTCATCTCCTGCTTGTCTATTAGTTTTACCTTGTTTACGCCATTCAATAGGTTCAAAATCTGTTGCTGATGCATAACGCTGACTAAACTCTTGAAACGTAAACGAGCGGTGTCTTAATATTTGTGCTGCAATAGCTCGGGACGTAATGATTTGAAACGTACAGGAAACCTGTTCAAAAATACTCCAGTGGTGGTTTTTTACGCAATAACGCAAAAGCCGTGGACCTGTTTCAACGTTATTTTGATTACTTGGATTACTTACTCTGGCACAGTACACAATAAATTCCTCCGCGGTTAAGTACGGTTGGTTTAAAGTGCCCTCTGGTGTGACTATTCTTTTAATTAATGGCTGAGTTACTGCAATAAGTCTTGTCTGCATTATATTTTAATAAAGTTTTTATTTTGTTTGCATTTAATTTGTGAATAATATAATAACCCCTTCATACCGCAATGCATATTTTTAATAATAAAATCAGGTTTGATTTCGTCTTTTTGGGTATGCACGCAAAGATCGTTTAAGTCTTTAAATCTAATAAGAGATTCAGGCCAGATAAACACACATTGATCTTTATCTAACAACTCTTTGGTTACTTTATGAGAAGTCCTATCTAACCACTGATTATCTAATACATAAACGATTTTATGAAAAGGAAACTTAGTTGTAATTTTGTGTAGTTGTTCTTCTGTTGGATGAATACCAGCTAATGCTACACTATTACGTAAAAACATAGCATCAATAGGTCCTTCTTGAAGGAATATATATTCAAGGTCGGGCTCTATCTTATCTAAGTTAAACACACCCTTCTCACTATTTGCCTTGGAAAGGTACTTTGCCTTGTTTTCGTCTTCTTTATATAAAGCCCTGGATTGATAGTGTTCCACTTTAGCTGTACTATCTGCTGAATAAAAAGGAAACACTACCCTATTCTTGTGTGTGTAGTCAGTTAAACTTAACCACAAAGCTCTTGGTTTGTTAATAGCTGTATCTAAGCGTCTCTTATTGATAAACGCTAAAGCATCCTGTACTACACGGTTTTCTTTGTAAAATGATACCTGATTATTGTCGTAAAGGTTTATACTATCATCCGGTAAAGCTTTAGGGTTAAACTTCTTGTATAAAGATGATTTCTTAATAATATCTTCTACTGTATCTGCATGAACTTCGGATTCAGATAGAATCTCATGCATTGACATACCTGTTCTATCTTTAACGAAGTCCAATCCATTCTTACTCTGATTACAGTTATGACAGTATAAATGATCCTCTTCTGGTATGTAAAAGAATCTACGTTTCCTGCCAGCACTCTTACCTTCATGACAATACGGACATTCTCCTGCATACGTGCCAGTACTCTTCTTAAATACTGGTCTTTTACAGTATTGAAAAAAGGTACGAATAACTAAATTTTGAGATATTGGCACGACGTTGTAATTATATGTTATGGGCGCTTCGAAAAATAGCAAATATATTCAAGGGGTTTATAACCCAATAAATAGACAGAAGTATGTTGGCAATACAAATCCTTCATATAGATCGTTACTGGAGCGTAAGTTTTTTTACTACTTTGACACCAACCCTAATGTTACTGCATGGGCAAGTGAATCAATAATAGTGCCTTATTATAATGATGTTGATAAAAAAGTACATCGTTATTATGTAGATTTAGTTGCAGCAATTAAAGATGAACAAGGTAACACACAAAAATATCTTATTGAGGTAAAGCCCTTTGCTCAAACACAACCACCAGTACAATCTAATAAAAAGAAAACAAGCACTGTATTGTATGAGAATCTAATGTATCACCAGAATCAGTGCAAATGGAAAGCCGCGAGTGATTACGCGGCTAAAAAAGGAATGAAGTTTATTGTTTTGACTGAAAAGTTCTTAGGTAATTAATCAACCTCTACTGGATCTGTTTCATCAGCATCATAAGGGCTCTTTTTCATAGCCTTTACATAATGGGAAACATAAGGATCGGCTTCTACCCCGTCTTCATCTTCGTCTTTATCTACCTTAGGAGCAACCTCTGCAGCTTTACGTTTTGCAGCTAAAATACGGTCACGCTCAGCTTTTGGCTTCATAAAGAACTTACGTAAACGAGCCATCTTAGCAGCTTTTTCAGCTTCTGGATTAAATTCAGGTTCTACTTCTCCACCTTCTCCGCCTTCTTCACCTTTAGCTAATGCTACCATGCTCATTACATCCTTAAGGCTACCTTCGAAAGGTGTTTCACCTGGAAGTGTGTTTACAAGATGCTTGTAAATTTCTTGAGGTGTGAGACCTTGATCAACTAACTGATCTACGATTTCTTGTTTGCGAGGATCAATATCAATTTCACGTGCTACAGCTGGTGCTTTAGCAACTGGAGTTACATCGCCCTTTTGAGATTTCTTATAATGGTAATATGCACTTGGACCTGTAGCTAATTCAGGATTAGCTGCTTTCCATGCAGCAAAAGAAGCATTAGGATTACGACCTTCTACTTCTTCACCAACCGTTAAAGACTCGTTAATGATATTTGCAAACTTGTTAAAATTCATACTATTAATATGATTACTTACACAATTTAAGGCAAGTTTTATTTCATTTTTTTCATTGGTTCTATCAAGTTCTTCTCTAAGAACTCTTGCTGTAAGAAATCCTTGACAACGGATTCATCCTCACCATATAAATCACCCTTATCATTAATGTAAAGACTAATCATAGCTATACGCTCTTGTCTGCTACCAAATATAGGAATAATTGGTGGGCAGTCATCATGATTAAAGAAACGCGTACCCGTACCCTTTTCCCAGGCTTTATAAATCCCTTCGAATATATGTCCAATCTCTGAACGGTATACAGGATCTATATCTCTATTAGGTGCTGCTGTTAATAACACGTCGTTTTCTTTACAGAATGGTAGATAAAAAATAACAGAATATGAACTCATTGCGTTACGAACTAACGCAACGCACTTATCGATAAACTCTTCATCTATACCACCCAACCCTTTATCGAACAAATACAATGAATATACTAAATTATCTAAAGGTGTACGGTCAAAAATCATTTTCTTTTTACCGTAATTAGCCATAGCTTCGTCAACAAGAAAGTTAAGAATTTCTTCTTGAGACTCTTTAGTGGCTTCTTTATTGAGAGGTAATTTCTTCTTTTTAACCAAATCTCTATATGTTTTGGTAGGGGATTCAAATACTGGCCACTTTTCTTTAAAATCTGCTACAAGCGTAGACTTACCCACACATTGAGTACCGATAATGCCGACTTTTTTAAGTTTAGAAGAGCTCATTTATTAAAATTTACGCTTTACATTAATATTAGCAACCTCATTCATCATCTTCAGGTGGTTGACCGGTTTCCACATCTACCCAATCAAGTACACAATTGTGAGGTGGGTTGTAACCTATAGCTTTAACAAAAGCGTTAAACTGCTCTGTTAGTTCCTCTAAGTCGGCTTGACCGTCAAATATAATTTCAATCTTACGAGGCACACTGACATTAATATCGTCATTAGTATGCTCTAACGTATATGTGAATTTTATTTCTTGTTTCATATATTATACCATTTCTTCAATAATACCGAGTATTTCCGCTACGATTAGTAATATACCGGTAACCCAGAAAGCACCAAAGCAAAGACAAGTACCCGCAATAATACGAATAATGCTTTTGATAATACTAATGTTTTTATGTTTTTTAGGATCAGGAATGTCGTTCATATATTAAACCTTGAGTGCGCGATCCCAGACCTGCAGGTGCATTCTGTTCGAGAATTTAAAATTATATTTCTTACAGAGTTCAGCTACTACAGGTCCTACCTCTAATAGTTCTTTACGACTACCACACATAGGCATAATCCATACTTGTTGTGAAGGTAAACCAATGTCAGGATTGTTAAGATAGTTCTCTAACACTTCAGTTAAGTCTGATTCTTGTTTAGCTACGAACTTAAAGCATGCATCATTTACTACCAAATAACGTAATACTTCTGGTTTAAAGCGTTTATCAGCTGGGTCACCATTATTAGACATTTTAGGAGAGGTAGTATAAGTTACTTTACAACCAATACGAGACCATTCTTCATCTGGCATAATAGTGCCATTAGTTTCAAAGTCAATATGTAGCTGTGGTCTACCAATATCATCAGAAGTGAGCGTTCTACCGAAATTAGCAAAACCCCAGCGATCTCTAATAAACTTAACAAATAATAATAAGTTCTTTTGCTGAATAAATGGCTCACCACCGGTCAGTTTAAGTAATGCACCTTCTTTTAAACGTTCATGGTAATCGTTCTTTTCGAACAACTGAGCTACTTCTTCAAACGTCATTTTGTTCTTTTTAGACCAGCTAATGTAACTATCACAACCGTTTGGTGAGTCATCACTCTTGAAACCAATACAGGTCAAGTTACACATAGCCATTCTCATAAACACTGAAGGGTAACCGATATAACGGCCTTCGCCTTCTAATGTATAGAACACGAAATCATCAGAAATGAATAGAGTTGTTTTAGGATCAATATCGCTCATAATTTATTATAGTATGTAAAATTAGCTTTTCCACCCACCGCTTGGTTCTGATTCATAAATGGCACTATTTTGCTCGTGTTCCCAAACCTCTACTTTAGCACACCAGCAACGTCCATTAGTCATTTCTTCTACATAATCGTTTGCTAATTTGTGGCAAAGTTCAGCAAAACGTTCTATACCTACTCCATCAGTAAGAATAACTAAATCAACCATACCTTTATCTGCCATACGCTTAAACGTATTTAACTCTGGATCATTTACCCAAACAACAGTTTTGTGGTCAAAATAATCCTCTAATATTGTTTTAAGACCTTTTAAACCACCAAAATCTACTACCCAGTTGTTTTGATCTAATACATTGGTTTCAAACCAAAATTTAGCTTGTAAGCGATAACCGTGTATAAATTTACAATGACTTTCTGCAAAAGGCTGACGGAACGCGCACGAGCCTAATGGAATTACTTTAGTAGATACGAATTTGCTCATATACGTATAGTAACGTATAAAAGCTATTAATCAAGCCTATCTATATTTTTTTCTGCCCAACTTAATAAATTAGTTTCTTTTATATCCGAGGGTGCACACATCATGGCGTTATTATCCGGTTCATCGTTTTCCCATAATGATCGTTGCAACAATCTCTTTTCTTCCTTTTCATCTATACGAAAATATATGTATGCTTTTTTATCCTTTATGATTGTGTTGCCAGCTAAAATAGCATGAGTACATGTAATACGGTAATATGTACCAAGTTTGTAGTGAGCTAATATGCTCAGGAATTCTTTTCTATTAAAATCCGTTTTAAAATATACAAAAATTGGTAAGTCTTCGCTGCTATAATTTTTATTTCTATATTTTATAATCACTTTTAATAATGGTTATTTATTGTAAGTAATATTAATGCAATCGGTAAAGCATAAGAAGCAAGTAAATATAAAAGAAGCTATGGATGTACCTCCTCCCCCACCATCCATACATTTTGATGAACCTGCTGCAATAGTACACAAGGTAAGCAAGCCTGCTACAGATTTTAAATCCTTTTATCAGGCAAGCTTTATGCCAACGCCTGGTTTTATTAACTATATTAAAAGCGTAGAGAATAGTACTCACACCGGGTTCAAACACGGACTATGGCACCCTCATAAGAGTGTAGAAGGTGGTACGGATACGATTGCATACGGTCACAAGCTACATCCAGGTGATAATTTTAGTAAAGGGCTTACAGATGAAGAAGCAACCAAGCTCTTAATTAGAGATATAATGAAAGCTTCAGAAACAGCAAAACATATTGTTAACAAAACTTATGGAGCTGGTACGTTTGAAAAATTACCAAACAAGAGCAAAGAAATGTTAGTAGACTTTGCTTTTAATGGTGTTATTAACAAGTTTCCTCAATTTATTGATGGTGTAATTAATAACGATACAAATACAATGATGGCTCAATACAAACGCCATTCAAACGGAAAAGAATTAACCGGTCGTAATACAGCTTTTGCTAAGAGGTACTTTAATTAAAGACCTTCTACAATCTGTCTAATGCGGTCAGCTACTTGATTAGCGTTATCCTTAGTAACGTGTGTTTCAAATATTGCCTTGTCTTGTTCACTAATAGTTGACGAATCAACAGCAAGTGCTTTAAGAGCAAGTTCTACTAAAAACACTTTACCTTCAGGTGTCATTGGTTGAGCTTCTTGTTCAGGAGCAGGTGCCGCTGGAGCGGGTGCAGCTGCTGGCGCTGGCGCTGGAGCTGTTGCTTGATCTCCTTGAGGTCCACCAGCTTGGTTTAAACCTGCAGGTGCATCTTGCTCTAAAATGTTAAAATAAACTTCGTTAAGTTTGTTTATAAATTTACTCATGGTTGTTTTAGTATTGCTTGTGCTTGTTGTAATTTTGCATTAGCTGTAGCTATTGCAGCTTGTGCCATTGCTTTTTGTGCTGGGTCTTGAGAGTTTAACTGATTCTTAAGTTGACCCATTTGACTGTTAGTTAAATTGATATCTTGTTGTGCTTGTGTTTTTTGCTTCTTCTTTAAATCAGCTACATCCTTATTAACCTTATCTTGTGCTTGTGCTAAAGCTGGATTAGGCGCTGATGCCCCTGCTGCTGGAGTTGTACCAGTAGTAGTAGCTGCTGGCGTTGTTGCGGTTGTATCTCCTGGAACACCTTCTTTAGCAAGCCCGGGTCTTTTAAACTTCGCGACAATTGCAAGAAATTTGCTTTTAGGTTTAAACTCTTCGTAGAAGGAATCCATTTGTTAATATTTACATACTTACAACAAAAATAAAGAACTATAGTTGATTTTTCGTGGATTCATTTAATATAATACCGAGGAGAGAAAAAGACATACTCTACACAAATAGTAATTTGTATTAAAGTAGGGCGCGAGTTGTTTTCTTTGTATATTTTTTTATAGACTCGCTGCGCTCGCCTGTTATATCATATATAATTATATATCTCCGGAAAGCTTGCTACTTATATTGATTTAGAATATCCGGGCTTATCTTGCGTTTTTTAAGATAAGTTAATAGTTTCTTATGTGAATACTTGTTGTGATCGAAATTAAATCGATAGTTAGTTATACTATTGTTTAATTCTATAGATTCCCCGGATTTGCTGTACATACAATTATAATCTAATATATTTGTATACACTATTAAATTTAATGCATTCGCTACGCTTTTAAAGTTAGATTTTATGTCTTTGTACGTGTCTAACTTCTCGTTAATGTAAAATATTATATTCTTTTTATGTTCTTTGAATTTTACCTGTATTTCGAGTACATGTTGTATTATATAATAAACTAACAGTCTATTTGCATCTTTTTTAGGTAAATCGTCAGGAAATATCTGAAATTCACTTCTTAACTTTGTTAAATAGCTGTTTTGTATATCTTCAGCTAAACTTTCAAAGTCTACTACTATCAAGTAAAGATCTGTTTTGTGATAACGCATCAGGATCTATAGTAGTGCCATTTTCTTGTTGTGCAAGCTTTTTTAACAGTGCATCTGGCGCTCTACCTATACGACAGTTAATAATGCCGTTGTAAAAGCCTTCTTTCAGTAACACATTATTATCAAACTGTATCTTAGCTTCGTAATAAGCTAATTCAAACTTACTATCACAAAAACGCAATATTTCAAACTTAAATTTGTCCTTACCTAACGTTTCTATATCTTTGTTAACATCATTCGAAGATGATGTATATGTTTTCCAATCTGTCTCTATGTCAAAGTGTCTTTTGTTTTTTCTTCCTTTGAGGGGCTTGAGTTTTTTAACGCTTTTAATTTGTTTCTTTCCGAAATATACCTTGCCAGAGACGGTGTTAGAAATACGGTAAATAAAACCGTAAGGTAAATTATTAGCATCAAAATTCTCATTAGTAGTCCAGTGGCCTAAGTCCATTTAGTTTGACTTATTACAAACTTGGCGGAGTTCTACGGATAACCTTAAATTTGGATTTAAAACCTGGATTGTTTTTAGGTGCTTTAAATTTTGACTTTTTCTTCTTTTCCGGTGCACCAAATAGATTACGTGCATCACCTGGAGCATATATTTTATCGCTGCTTTGCCCGATTGGTACTCCATTAGCAGCACTTGTACTACCTATACCTGCTGAACTGGTTGTAACACCTGAACCAGCTGGAACACCAGCTCCCATATCTTCCATAAGTTGCTCGAATTTTTTGTTAAATTTTTTCACGTTGATTAATTTGTATTATATGTTATACTTATGTTGTTAATTATGGACTTACCAGATTTAGATACACTATTTACTAACTACCAAACTGAAATTGTTCAGGATATACAGGTAGATGAATTATCTCTTAAAGATAAAGCTATGATGGTACCTACCATTAAGCACAAGTGGGTAGCACGTATGATGCAGCATAAAGCACAATTACGTAGATTTCAATCAATAAAGAAAGAAAAAATTAAGAGTGCTGCTAATGCAAGTCCAATTTCTATGAGTAAAACTGCACTTGATCAGTTAACTCAAAATAACCCTGAAATTACACAACTACAAGAATTTATTGACAAGTTAGAGGGTATTATTGAATATCTTGAAAAGGTAGAAAAACTAACCAGCTCGTTAACCTACGATTGTAAAAACGTAATCGATTTGCAAAAACTTGAAACAACGTAATGGTAGTAGAATTTCAATATGACCCTAAGCGTAAAGAAGTAAAGATTGTTTCGGAATTCCTTAACAATATTAAGGAACATTTTAGTGTAAAGAACCCGGGTGCCAGGTTTAATCGTTATCAGCGATTTTTACCTCAGCGTACATACGCTATTACTAATGCAGGGTATTGTGGTGTTGGTTTGGTTCCAGGTATTATAGATTACCTTAACTCTCAAACTATACCGTTTGAGATTAAACTCAATCAAGAGTATAAGGATGTTGTAATACGTACTCATATACTTAAGCCTAATAATTTTAAAACATTAAACAGCGAGTTTAAGCTTAGAGATTATCAGGAGACTGCTGTTACTAAAGCTTTAGATAGTGGTTATGGTGTTGTAGAGTTAGCAACCGGTGGTGGTAAAACGTTAATCATTGCTAACTTAGTATATGCTGCACTACACCAAATAGAACCTACTGAAAAAATACTAATAGTGGTTCCAGACTTAGGATTAGTAGCTCAAACATTTAAGGACTTTACTTCTTATAATTTTCCTATGGAAATAGTGAGTAAGTGGACTGGTGATAGTGAGTTAAACCCTAACGCACGGGTTATTATCGCTAATATGGGTATTTTACAAAGTAAATCTTCGGATATTACGTGGTTTAACAAAGTAGGGTTATTAGTAGTAGATGAATGTCATAAGTTACGTAGAGGTAACAAGGTGTGTAAATTACTTGACAAGGTTCCTACTTTGAGACGTATTGGTTTTACAGGTACATTACCAGAGAACGATATAGACAAGTGGAACATTAACAATTATATTGGTCCGGTCATATTTAAAAAGACTACTACAGAATTAAGAGAAGCAGCAGGGGGGGAATATATTGCTAATGCACAAGCAATTGCATTACATGTAGAATATGGAATGAAACCTGACTATACTGCAGTTGCAGCGTCTCAACGTTATTTAACTGAATTAGATTTCATACATAACAACAATTTTAGATACTCGCTTATTGAACGTATGATAAGTAAACTAACAAACAATTGCTTGGTGTTAGTGGATCATATTGCTCACGGTGAAAAAATGTACGACACCCTATCTACCCTCAAAGACAAACAAGTATTCTTTATACAGGGTAGTGTAGAAGTAGAAGACCGCAAAAAGGTACAAGACTTAATGGAGCAACACAACAATGTTGTATGTATTGCTATTAGTAAGATATTTTCTACTGGAATTTCTATAAAAAACATACATTATATTATGTTTGCTGCTGGAGGTAAGTCTAAGATCAAGACCTTACAGTCTATTGGTCGTGGTTTACGTGTTCATGAGAATAAAGACATTCTCACTATTATTGACATTGTAGACGAACTTATCTATGGTGGTAAACATTACGAAAAACGAAAAGAATTTTATGCCCTTGAACAAATCAAAATTACCGAAAAAACAATTACCGAAAGCTGAAGCCCCGCCTAAGCCTAAAAAGCCGTTAAGCGAGTCTGCTAAAGCTAAAAAGGTTTATTATGTAAGTCCAGCTGATTTTACGGCTGAACTACGCAAATATTATGAAACCAACATTATTACTAATGAATTAGCAATGATGATTAAAAACATTGCTTATGGGCTTGCACATGCATCTAATTTCATCAATTATACATTTAAAGAAGACGCTATCGGAGACTCCCTAATTAATATGTTCAATGCATTAAAAGATAAAAAATACAATTTTGACAAAGGTAGTAACCCGTTTTCATACTTTAATTCAATTTCGTTTAACTGCTGGAGGTCGCGTATTAAGAAAGAAAAACGTCAACGCGATACTTTAGCTGCATATCAAGAAGAAGTGTATAGTATCATTGGACCTGGTGTAGGTGTTGATGATCCGGTTAACCCAAATAATAAACATGCAGATTAAAGGTACAGAAGTCGGTATATTTTCAGATCCTCATTATGGTGTTCACCGTAATAGTGAAATATGGCATAAAATTGCTTTGGATCATGCTATATGGGCTGCTGATCAGTTCAAACAACGCGGTATAAAAGATATTATAATTCCTGGAGACATATTTCATGATCGTAATGACATTGCTGTTAATACTCTTCACGTGGCTACTGACATTTTTGATGTATTGCGTGATTTTAATATCATTATTACCGTGGGCAACCACGATGCTTATTACCGGGATAATTCTTCTGTTAATTCCGTATCCATTCTTCGTGGTTGGAGCAATATTACTGTTGTTGATACTCTTACTGTCGAGACGCTCCAAGGAAAGAAAATAGCTTTTTGTCCTTGGGGTCAAGATATTAACGAAGTACCTAAGTGTGACTTAATTGTAGGGCATTTTGAAGTTAATAGCTTTAAAATGAATTCGTTTAAGGTATGTACAAACGGACTTAAAGCTTCTGACTTAACTGATCGTGCACCTCTTACAATTACAGGTCATTTCCATCATAGAGAAGAACGCAAATACAAAGACGGTACTATTCTTTATGTTGGTGCACCATATCAACAGGATTGGGGTGATTATGGTACTAATAAAGGTTTGTATATATTAGACTTAACTGACTTAAGCTATACATTTATTGAAAACACTATTTCACCTCGTTACAATAAAATAAGATATTCAGATATCGCAAACGGTACCTATACTGCTGAATCGCTTAAAGGCTTTATACGTAACAATATTGTTAAGTTCTATATAGATACACATCTTAAACCAGATGTTGTAGATACTATTGTTAGAAAGCTTGTTTCTATTAAACCAGTAGAGTTTACAATTGAGTATGACTATACTGAATCAAGTAAACTTAATATAGAAGAAGCGAACACTAAAGATTTTAATATTAGTATAGAAAATTCAATATCAGAATTTATCGACATATTAGATATTAATCATAAAGAAAAAGTGAAAAATTACGTAACTGATGTATATCATAGAGCACTTACAATAACATGAAAATAGGAGCAGCAGTAATAGCGTGTGATAGATTGGAATACACTAAACAGTGTGTTGCAAGTATTCTTGCAAATAAAGGTCCATTAACTGATATCATTTTAATTAATGATGGTATTAAGATACCAGACGGTACACTACCTGAAGGTATCGAGATAATGAATAATAGACCACCTTATCAGACTGTAGGTGTAGCTAAAAACAATGCAATTCGTACTTTACTTAATAGAGGGTGTGAGCATTTATTTTTAATTGAAAATGATATCATAATTAAAACATCAGATGTTTGGCAAAAGTACATTGATACAGCTAATGCTACTGGTATTACGCACTTAAATTTCGGTTATCATGGGCCAGCTAATAGAACAACAGATTATAGTAAGCCAAACCCTCGCTATATAGTAGAGTACCCAAACAACGTTAAAGTTGCTCTTAATATGCATAGTGTTGGGGCTTTTTCTTATTTTAACCCGAAGTATATTAAGGAAGTTGGTACACATGATGAGTATTTTAAAAACGCCTGGGAACATGTAGAGCTATGTCAAAGAGGTATTAAAAAAGGCTTTTTACCTGCGTTTTGGTGGTTTCCTGATGTTGAGGGTAGTGATGATATATTAACAGAGATACCTGGTTCTATTCAAAATAGTTCTATTACCCACACTGAAAAATGGACTGATAATATGAGAAAAGGTGCTGATTATTATAGAAAATTACATGGGGTTTCAGCTGTAGAAAACCAAGACACTCCTTTAGAAACGGTTTTAGAAAAACTTAAAAATATTTACAAATGCAAGTAACTCATTTCGGTATTGTAGACAGTAAAGGTGGTAGATTTGGTAATCAATTATTTTTGATCGCCAGCACCATTGGTATTGCTATTAGTAGTGATTTAAAATATGGTTTTGCAGAATGGAAAAATAATCGTTACTTTAAAGAGGCGTTACCGGGTTTAGCGCCTGGGCCAGGTGAGGTAGTAAAAGAACAAGGCTTTAATTATTCACCTGTAACACTATCAAAGACTAATTTTACATATCTTGAAGGTTATTTTCAGAGTGATAAATACTTTAATACACCTCAAGCTATAGAAGCCATTCGTAAATACTTTACGTTTAAAGACGAGTATGTAGCACCGGTTAAAGAAGCACTATTACAAGCAAATTTAGGTGATACGTGTTCTATACATGTACGCCGCGGCGATTATCTAAAATACCCTAATATACACATTCAACAACCTGCAGATTATTGGGTAAACGCTCAAAAAGAAATAGAGAGCCGTACTAATGTTAATACATATATAGTATTTTCAGATGATATTGATTGGTGTAGAGCTAATGTCAATCTGTTTAATCAAACCGGTAAAAAGGTTCTTTTTATGAAAGGTAGAAGCGATATAGATGATTTTATTATGATGACTTTATGCAATCATAATATTATTACTAATTCTTCTTATTCATGGTGGGGTGCATGGCTTAATAATAACGATAATAAAATTGTCGTTATGCCTAAACTTTGGTTTGGTAGTGATGGTCCATCAGACGGTAAAGATTTACAGGTAGAA